AAGCCTGACCAGTACATCTATTCGCTGCCTGTGGGCTCTGTAGACGCCCTGAATGTGCTTTATCGCACAATGGACCAGCCTACTGGAAGCTACATAAGCTCGGCTGGCGGTGTGGTGGCCAATGTTTACGACAACGATGTCGATACATGGTGCCAACAGACTAGTGCAAACGGCAACATATCAGTCAATTACGGAACTGATAACCCACAATACATTGGATCTATTGGCATCCTGCCCTATGTTTCGGGTGGTGGCACAGCGCAGTGGTCCTATGTGTACGAGTATTCGATCGACGGAGTGACTTGGCACACGCTTTATGATGCTGGGACCGTGACGGTTAGGGACAATGAGTGGGTTTGGCAGGACATTGACCCGGGCGAGTCTGTCCAATACTACCGAATCCGCGCATATGGCGCGACCACGCTTGCTCTGCGCGAGCTCTACTTCGGCAACAACAGCCGCGAGATCCAAATGTCACGCCTCAACCGCGATGACTACACAAATTTACCGAACAAGAACTTCACGGCCAACCAGCCGTTCCAATATTGGTTCGATCGGACCATCCCAGAGCCCACGATGTACATCTGGCCTACCCCATCGTCTGCTTTTGTGCAGATTGTGGTGTGGTATTCGCGCCAGATCATGGATGTAGGTGCTCTGACTGATGAGTTAGAGATCCCACAGCGCTGGTATGAGGCCGTTTTGTTTGGCCTGTCGCACAGAATGGCGCTTGAATTGCCAGCTGTGGCGCCTGACCGTATTGCTTACCTTGAAAAGATGGCAGCACAGTACCTATACGATGCCGAGCAAGAAGAGCGCGATAAGTCGCCGATCTATTGGGCACCTAATATTTCTGTTTACACAAGATAATGCCAAGATTCCTTGATACGACTGGTATGTCATCTGTGGCGATCGCCGTGTGCGACCGCTGCAAGATGAAGCGGCCGTTCTCGGTGATGATGGCAGACTTTAACTTCCCCGGCCTGCGGGTGTGCAACGAAGGCTGTCAAGATCAGCTTGACCCATACCGCTTGGCCGCGAGAAAAACCGAAAGGATTAACCTTCGGTTTCCTAGACCTGATGTGAGCGTGGCTGTTACCCCAGATGCAATCATCACTGGTGGCACCAATACTTTTGAGCTGTCGCCTGAACAGAACACGCAGAATCCAGAGAATAATGGAAACCTTGATACTTTGAGCCCGAGTCCATAATGGCAAATGTACAGATATCGCAGTTACCTGCCGCAGGGTCGATCACTGGCACCGAATTGGTCCCAGTGGTTCAGAATGGCGTCACAGTACAGACTACTACGGGCGCTATTGCTGCGTCTCCGTCGCAAACTCAAACATTCGTTACAGTAAACCAAGAACCCACACTGCCTAATAGCCGAGCTATTTCTGGCGGAACTGGTGTTGGTGTGACTGATAACGGCGCGCAAAGCACCATCGCGGTCTCTTTAAATGGCGTTTCGGGCTCATTAGAGAGCGCTGGCAACGGAATGATCGCCAAGGTAGGTGGAAGTGCCATCGCGCGCACAATCGCTGCCACAGGGGCTGGATTAACGGTTACAAACGGTGATGGCCAGTCTGGCGCGCCGACAATTGGATTGAGTGGCCTGCCATTATCTTTAGCTGGGCTGTCGGGCAGTGGTATTTTGGCCCTGCCTAATAACGGAACAGTGACGGCGCGCACAATTACTGGGATTGCAAACCAGACATCCGTGACGGATGGGGATGGAGCAAGCGGTAACCCAACGATCGGGCTGGCGAGTAACCCAGTGCTCCCCGGCACCGCCTCAGCCACCCTTCCGATTGGCGACACAGCCCAGCGCGGCACCGCAGCAAACGGCCAGATCCGCTACAACACTGACACCTCGCGCTTTGAGGGCTATCAGGGCGGTAGTTGGTACAACTTTGGCCGCAATGACGGTACGGTCACGCAGGTTACTGGCACACCTAACCAGATCGCTGTAGCTAACCAGACCACAACACCAGTCGTATCGATTGTGAGTGACGCGGTGCTGCCCGGCCTCGGGGGCGTGGTCGTCCCTGTCGGAACTACTGTTCAGCGGCCTATCACTCCAACAAATGGAACGCTGCGCTACAACTTAAGTACAGCCACATTTGAAGGCTATGCAAACGGCGCGTGGGGCGCTATTGCCGCAGGTGGTGGTGTTACTTCGGTCGGCACAGGCGTTGGTCTCTTGGGTGGTCCTATCACCTCCGCAGGCACGATTGATATAGATACGACGGTTGTTGCCACGCTGTCAGGTACACAGGCGCTGACAAACAAAACAATCAGCGGCGCAAGCAACACCCTGTCGAACATTGGTAATGCATCGCTCACTAATAGCTCGGTGACATATAACGGCGTCAATGTGGCGCTCGGCGCTTCTGGAACGATCACCGCAGCAAACCCCAATGCTCTGACGATCGGCACAGGATTGAGCGGCACGAGCTATGACGGCTCGGCTGCAGTCACGATTGCAATTGCCAACTCTGGCGCTGCTGCCGCGACATACGGCACTGCCGCACGCACAGTTACTCAAGCAGTCAATGCACAAGGTCAGATCACATCGATCTTTGACCAGCCGATCGACGGCATTGCGCTGACGACTGGAACAATCAGCACAACCCCAGCAAGCGCAAACGATCTTGTCAACAAGACCTATGTTGACACCTTGGTTGCGTCTGGCATTCACTTTCATCAGCCCGTAATGGTTGAGTCTCCGATCAATCTGAATGCGACCTATAACAATGGCGCATCAGGTGTTGGCGCAACCTTGACCAATGCAGGAACGCAAGTTGAATTGATTATTGATGGTATTTTTACATCTCCGGGCGACCGTGTTTTGGTTTATAACCAAACCAACCCAATTCAGAACGGTATTTATGTTGTTACAGTTGTAGGTACGGTTTCTACAAACTGGGTATTAACACGCGCCAGCGATGCAAACACCTATGTAATTAACAGCGCAAACGGCTTGAGTGAAGGCTCCACGGTTTTTGTTCAATTGGGCGCAACAGGCGCTGGCGAAACTTACACCTGCAATACCAGTGGTGTAATAACTTTTGGCACGACAGCAATCTCTTTTGCTCAAATATCTTCGGCTCAGATTTACAGCGCTGGCACTGGTTTAACGCTGACTGGCACACAATTCAGCCTTACAGCGCCCGTCACTGCCGCTTTAGGTGGTACAGGGCAAGCCTCGTACACCACAGGCGACATGATCTTTGCGTCAGGCACAACCTCATTGGCTAAACTTGCGGCTGGCACGAACGGCTACTTGCTGACGATGAGCGCAGGTATACCGTCATGGCAACCAGCTCCTGCGTCAGGCGTGACATCGTTTCAGACATCGTTGAGCGGCTTGACCCCAAGCACATCGACCACAGGCGCAGTCACACTTGCAGGCACGCTTGGTGTGGCTAATGGCGGCACAGGTTTAACATCCGTCACATCTAACCGTATTCCTTACGGCAACGGCACAAGCGCATTACAGACCTCTGCAAACCTGACATTTGACGGCACAACGCTGACAAACACAGGCAACGCAATCATCTCTGACAGCTCGGCTAATGCTGCTCTACGCATCACGCAAACCGGCGCAGGTAACGCTCTGTTGGTTGAGGATAGTGCTAATCCTGATGCTACGCCGTTTGTTGTTAATGCTAGTGGGTTAGTTGGAGTGGGCACTACAACACCAAGAGCACCGTTATCTTTTGCTGCAACAACAGGAACGGCAGGCGTTCCAGATAAAATACGCTTGTTTGATGACGGCGCTTCTAATTTGTACGGTTTTGGCGTTTCAAGTGGATTGCTAGACATTGTAAGCGGGACTGGCGGCGCAGTTGCGGTATACACTAATGGCGCAAACGAAAGAATGCGGATTGATTCTTCCGGTAATGTGGGGCTTGGAACTACAACGCCCGGAGTTAAGCTCGATGTAGCAGACGGATTTGTACGCTTAACGCAAGATTATGCTGTTCGCTGGCATAGCGCAGGAACAATCCGTGGGTCTATTCTTGCTGACTCAGGCAGCAATGTAATATTTCAGACTGGCTCTGCTGCTACAGAGCGGATGCGGATTGATAACGCAGGAAGAGTTGGGATTGGCAGCACTAGCCCTAGCCAATTACTAACCGTAGAAGGAACGACAGAGATTCGTTCTGGTAATTATTTAATGCTGCGTCCATCCTCCAACAGTTGGGATATGCGCCTGCAAGCCGTGTCAACACGATTAGATTTTTATTCTGGTGGTGACCTTGTAAACCCAATTGTTTCAATGCTAAATGGCGGCAATGTTGGCGTTGGAACAAGCAGCCCAGCCGTTCGTTTTGCTATTAGTTCCACAGACGCGATCCTAGTGCCTGTAGGAACTACCGCACAGCGTCCTACAGGTGCAACAGGCTACATCCGCTATAACAGCACCACAGGCGGTTTTGAAGGCTACAGCGGCTCATCTTGGGGCTCATTAGGCGGTGGCAACACAACGACATACGGTCTGTGGGAGAATAACGCTACGATCAGTGCGAACTACACGATCACTGCTGGCAATAATGCCATGAGCGCAGGTCCGATCACTGTGGCAAGCGGTGTGGTTGTCACCGTACCGTCTGGCTCAACTTGGACGATTGTGTAAAGGAAATATCATGGCTGAAGCATTCGTTTACTGTTGGTCAGACCATAAAACCGCCAAGGTTTATGTTGGCATGCACAAAGGCTCTGTGGATGATGGTTATGTTTGTTCGTCGAAGCATATGATGCCTGAATACAAAGCTCGCCCGAATGATTTCACGCGCCAAATTGTTGGCACAGGCACATTGAACGATTGCCGTGCGCTTGAAATTGCATTGCTGAAAAAGATTGTTTTGGACAAAGAGACTTGCTACAACAAAGTTGCTGGGAAGTTCATTGTTATGTCAGACGATGCAAGAGAGCGCCACAGACAAGCAATGATTGGCAAAAAACAATCACCAGAACATATTGCCAAGAGAGTTGCATCTCATTCTGGTGACAAGAACCATATGTATGGCAAGTCACATACAGAAGAGTCAAAAGCGAAAATAGCCGCCGCCAAGACAGGAAAGGTTGGCCCACGGGTTGGGATGGCGGTTTCTGAAGAGACACGAAAAAAGATTTCTGAAAAGTTGACTGGGCGTGTTGGCTGGAAGCATACAGACCAATCAAAGGCAAGGTTATCCGCTGCGCACATGGGTAAAAAACAAAAGTCTCCGTCTGCTGAAACCCGCAGAAAATTATCGGAGTCGGTTAAAATTTCATGGGTCAAACGCCGTGAGATGAAAGAAGGAGCACAATAATGGCGCAACCATCGTTCACGCCGCTTATACCCTATCACAGCACCACATCTGGTAGCACGCCATCTGCTGGCAACATGCAGACGGGCGAGATTGCACTGAACGCAACAGACCGTGTCATCTACACCAAGGACGGTACAGGTCTTGTTGTGGCGATTGGAAGTGGCGCAACAGGTGGTGGCGGTGATCAGATTTTCGTGCAGAACGGTCAGACCGTGACGACGAACTATACGATACCGACGAACTTTAACGCGATGAGCACGGGTCCAATCACTATCAACTCTGGTGCGACAGTGACAATCCCATCAGGCTCTGTGTGGGCGATCATATAATGGGACTGCGACTAAAAGCGTTTGCGCTCGGGACTATTGAGGTCAACCCAACCGACACTGCATCGAATGTCACGGTGGTCATTCCTGCGACGACTGGGCGACTGACATACACGGATTCGACCACGGGTGGGATGTACTTGCCCACTGGCACAACAGCACAACGACCTGCATCTCCTGCGACGGGGATGGTAAGGTTCAATACCACTACTGGGTTGTTTGAAACATACAACGGAAGTTCTTGGAGCTAATATGGCTGGACAAATCAAACTCGCAGCGGCTTCAGGCGGATCAGTCACACTGGACGCTGCCAACACTGCGTCAAACTTCACAATGACTGTTCCTGCGGCGAACGGTGTTGCAATCACTGCTGACGCTACAACAGGCGCAGCTCAGATTCCAGTGGGTACAACAGCACAACGCCCTGCAAGTCCAGTTGCTGGTCAGCTTCGATACAACACTACGCTTGGTTATACGGAAATTTACAACGGCACATCTTGGGGTGCTGTTGCAGGTTCTGCATATTTGGTTAATTACCTTGTGGTGGCAGGGGGCGGCGGAGGCGGTGGATACCGTGGTGGCGGCGGCGGAGCTGGAGGCTTGCTTACAAATTCTGCTGGGGTCGCGGCGGGAACTGCATACACAATTACCGTCGGCGCAGGAGGAGCAACTTCAACAAGCGGTAGCAATTCTGTTGCATTAGGAAACACAAGTATTGGCGGCGGTCGAAGTGCCGATATCGGAAGTAACGGTTTTTCTGGCGGCTCAGGTGGTGGTGCAGGTCAAAGTACAGACACTAGTACATTTGGCGGGGCGGGTACTGCTGGGCAAGGTAACGCTGGTGGTAACGGACGAAATAATGGTCAACAAGCAGACCCTAATAGACAGCCCGGTGGCGGTGGCGGCGCAGGTGGGAGTGGAGTAGGTGGGGGTTCGCAACCAAACGGCGGTGTTGGTTTAGCCTCAGCAATCACAGGCACATCAACATTTTATGCGGGTGGGGGCGGCGGCTCTCCAACAGCGGGCGCTGGAACAAATAATTCGCCTTATGGCGGTCTTGGTGGTAACGGTGGCGGTGGTCGAGGCGATTGGGCTGGTGGAAACTCTAGCCTTAATTCAACGCCCGGCACAGCAAACACAGGCGGCGGTGGTGGTAACAGTAGTGCAGGCGGCTCAGGCGTAGTAATTATTGCCTACGCTGGCGCACAACGAGCTACAGGCGGGACAGTGACTAGCTACTCGTCTGGTGGTATTACATACACTGTGCACACCTTCACTAGCTCAGGCACATACACGGCGTAATCATGGCAATTACTCTCAGCCCTACTACAGCACTAACATTCCCAGACAGCACAACCGCTGTGACAGGCGGTAATGTGACGGCTACAGGTGCGTGGACGATTCCTGTTGGAACGACGGCGCAGAGACCTAGTGCGCCAGCTACAGGCATGATGCGATACAACACCACTACAAGTGGGATTGAAATTTACAATGGTTCTTCTTGGGGTGCTTTATGACTTTTTCGATTAACGGCACAAGTGGTCTGACATACCCAGACAGCACCACAGCGGCGACGGGTGGTAATGTCACAGCGACAGGT